CAGCGCGCGCTGTAGGCAGGGACGTGCTTTCACGCCAGTAAATCGGGTTGAGGAACGTGGCGCCTTCATCGGGCTCATAGGTCAGCCTTTCGGCGCGGAAGTCCTCCCAATCGCGGGCCTGTACGCCATGTTCGCTCATCATCTGGCGCAGGTTTGGTTCAAGGGCAGAGAATGGCTTGTCGGCGTTCTCAGCAAACATCCCCCAGAAGCCCGATTGAAAGGCGTAGCGCGCGCTGTCGGTATGGTGGGTTAACCCCTGCACCCGCATGGATGCTGCCGAGAGACGCTCAAATATCTCCCCGGCAGGAACCTCCATTTGGAAGCGCCCCATAGCAACACCGGGATCCGCCAGCGTGTCGAGAACCCACTTGTCCCGCTTGAGCTGCGCGGTGGACATGGTGCCCTCGCTGATCATGTTTGAGAGCGTCTCACCATAGCGGGCGAACATGTTGCCGCGGTTCGCTCCGATGGCCTTGGCCGCCAGCTGCATCGAGTTAAAGTCCGAGATGCTGGCAACCACAGCCTTGTCCAAAAAGGCGGAGGTCATCAGGTGGCGCGTGTTCGAAAAGAAACGGGCGGAGATCACACCCCATTTCCCCTCTGGCGCTCTGGGACCATTGAACAACCGCAGCATACGTTCCGCATGAGCGCTGCCCCCTGTGACCGCATCCGGATCGAGCCCACGCTCCCTTGCCCGCTTAACGATAAGCTGGCGCTGATAGTCGAGGCCGAGGCCTGTGTTTGGGCTGAAATTTCGCATGGCTGCGATATCGTTTGCCATCGAATTCACATGGCTCATGATCGCGGTAAAAGGGTCACTCAGCCCGTACTGGCTGTTGTATTTGATCCAGCCATCAGCCGTTTTGAAGTGCAGGATGCGCTCTTGTGCGTGCTGCCTATAAGTTGGGACGCCTTGCGCTTTTCCATAAACCGCATCGCGTGAACCCTTCCCGTAGGCGATGTTGTCGTAGATGTCGCCCAGAAGCCTTTCCTGTGTCTCACGCATGGGAACCGGATCGTCTGGGTTGGCCTGAAATGGTCGCCCGGTGGAGTGGTTCCTGATTTTCGACCAATCCAGTTCCCCACTGTCGATCAAGCTATTGACCCACTTAGACTTTCCGGCCCTTACGATCAGGTAGCGGTCATGGCTCTGGGGAAGCCAGTTGTCGATTTTCCCAATTATCGCTCCCGCCTCGTTTGCCATCAGGCGCATGTCATTGAGGGCAGTATGTATGGATCGCGCCAACGCCTTTGCCGGGGCGCTACCTGTCGCTTCTCCAAGCATTTCTTTGGTCAGGTCCAGCATCATTGCCGGGTCAGAGAGGCTGCCAGTCGTCTTGCGGTGAACGTTCTTCAATAGATCGGCCACACGCAAATTGAACCATCTGGTGAGCGCGCGCGCCTCATAGTCCAGCTTCTCAACGCTGAACGTCTGCAAGTGCTTCAAGTCCTGATCAGGGGTCGAGTTCACAAGTAACTGCTGTTTGCGCGCGTTTGCCAATTGGGCCTGATAGACGTGCCGAATTTCCCCCGCCTCTTTCTTGAACGCTGCTTTCACGTCCTCCCCGGCCATGGCTTCGGCATTGTGGCGGGTCCAGCCTTGCCGCTCGTAGATATCAGCCGCCTCGCGCCACATTCGCTGCGCGCGCTCACCACGCACTCGGTCGACGCTGCCCTCGGCCATAGCGTCCGTCAAACAATCGTAGAAACTCATGCCCGTGCCCCCCCGACAGAAGTATCGGACTGCTGGTCAGGGTTGCCATGGCCTATCAGCGCTTCAATGGCCGAGCGCACCACCTCAGCGCGGGTCAGGTCACGAGCGGCGCAGTATCGATCCAGACCGGCGACAAGGTCATGGTCCAAACGAAATGAAAAAATTTTACGGGGCACAAGCATATCTCCATGTGATTACGGAGACAGGGCTACAGGCCAAAACCCGCATTCCAGATGCACCAGCGTATTACGGCCCGCGAAATTGTGTAAGCCGCGAGAGAGAGGGACGACTAGGAGCTACGCCCGCGCGAATTTTCCCCCCACCCCCCTCCAGTCAAGACCCCCCTACCCCCTTCGAGGTCAGGCAATCCGCTGGGGGTCGGGCCGGTGTCGACACTTGAATGGATGCATGCATGCCTTCATGCGTTCATCCAACCATCTGGTCAGAAGAATTCAGGGTCTTCCCTATTCGAGCCACTTAAAGAAGGTCGTATCGCGTTCTGTCTTCCCGTTTGGGGGCCGGTCGAACTTTCGCAGCCTCATCGGAATATTGGCGCCGCTTGGTGATCCATGCTCGGACATCGGCCTTTATGGTCTGGCCGACGATCCTGCACACTCTGGGGAACCCCGCGGCCTCCAATGCCTCCCGGTTCTTTCGAAACCAGTCAGTGCTTTTACCGAGCACCGCAGCACACCAAGCATGGCTGCCGTATTCTGACAGAGGGTCAAACGTTCGGTCGGTCTTTGGTTTGGTCATGTGTTAAACCATGCATGCATGCCTGCATCCTTACCGTTCTGGCGTATATGCGAGGACTGCGCGCTCAATGACCTCAGCAATTGGCACGTCCTCAGCTTCCGCCAGGTCTTCGATCCTCTGCCGGGTGCTGGGCTTCATCCGTATCGACATTTGATCTGAGCGGCGCTCTGCTTTCGGCTTGCGCTGAATGGCCCCGCGTTGAGGAATGCCGGTGTCTTTCGGGGTGCTGGCGGTATCGATCATCCCGCCAAGGTCCATGCCCTTTTTCATTCCAGAAGCCCTTTCACGTAATCCCATGCCGCGGTCATTTCCTGCGCGGCCTTGCTGTCGCTGGTCTCAATGACACCCAACCCAGAGGCGCCCGTTTCAGCATAGGCGACCCGCTGAGCGATGTTCACCGGTGCTACTCTGCCATGCTGCGCCAGAACCCGCGCCGCTTCCTCTGTGAGCTTGGCCCTTGGCGTCTGAGACATGACGAAGGCAAACGGAACCCGGGCGGTATTGAGGGCCGAAATGGTGGCGCCCACGGCTCTCAGATCGTCAGGGGAGGGGCGTACCGGGATCAATGCGAGGTCGGAGACAGAGAGCGTGTCTGCCAGCCATGAGGGGGCCGCAGGCGGCGTGTCGATCACAACCACATCAAACTGCTGCTTGGCGGCCTCGAGCGTCCCCTTGAGGGCGTGGGGCGCCGGGTCGGTGTTCAGCATCACTGGCGTGTCGCCCTCGCGCGCCTGCCACCATTGTCTGAGGCTCTGCTGGGGATCCAGATCAAGGCAGAGAACACGCTTTCCATCCTGTGCGGCTGCTACCGCGATATTCCGGGCGAGGGTGGTCTTTCCAGCCCCGCCTTTCTGGGCTGCGATGCAGATTGTGTGCATGTCTTTCCTCTCTCGTTTGCAGGAAAGGAAAACACCAGAACGATAAGAAACGCAAGAAAATGCTTGCCAGCATGCATGCATGCATACTAACCGTAAAAGAACGCTATCGACGTAGAGAGTTTATACAGTAGCTATGTCCAATGATTATGACGTTTTTCAAGCAAGGCGGTTCGCAAGCCGCAAGGCTCGCAAACGGGCCAGGAAAAAGCTCCTAGATAAACTGCCCGTTGACCGTCGAGACGCCTTTATCGAAGCGGAAACCACTGACCAAAATGAAACCAAGGCCACCCTTCAAATCATCAAAAAACGTAACTTGAATTCAGGCGACTACGTTTCTTCGAGTCCAAATGAGGAAGATAAGGATCAATGAAATTCATCACCTATCTTCGCGTCAGCACTGACCGCCAAGGCAAGAGCGGCCTTGGGCTCGAGGCGCAACGCAAGGCCGTGCTGGACTATGTGGCCGGCAAGGGAGAAATCGCCGCCGAGTTTGTAGAGGTCGAGAGCGGCAAGCGCGATGATCGCCCACAGCTTGCTCGCGCCCTGACAGAGGCAAAGCGGCTCGGCGCAGTGCTGTTGATTGCCAAGCTAGACCGGCTGGCTCGTAATGTCGCTTTCATCGCCAACCTTCTGGAAAGCGGTGCCGATATCGCGGCGGCGGATATGCCAGAGGCGAACCGCTTTCTGTTGCATGTTATGGCCGCGGTGGCAGAGCATGAAGCGCAGGCCATATCTGACCGCACACGGGCGGCGCTGGCAGCGGCAAGCGCCCGAGGCGTCAAGCTGGGGTGGTCGATCCCTGAAAGGGCAGGGGAGCAGCTGGCAGCCTCACGCAAGGGGGCTGCAAAGAACACTGCCAAGGCGGACCAGCACGCCGCCAACGTCTTGCCCATCATTCAACAGATCGCAGAAGGTGGAGCGTCCCTCCGGCAGATTGCCGCAGCTCTGAATGAACGCGGCATCAAGACAGCCCGGGGCGGGCTATGGTATGCGGCAACGGTGAAGAACATCCTTGCACGTCAGCAGAAAGCAAAGGCCAAGGCAGCATGAGCACCCCCAAAGAACAACTCGACCTGTTTGTTGCTCTGGTGGGTGATGTCCCTCTCCGGGATGACAAGGAAATGATGAGCGCGCCCATGGTGTCCATCGCCAAGCGAGGGCAGCGCCGTATCGAATGGGAAGGGCCCAGCGGGCAGCAGGTTGTCATTACTTCAACAGAGGGTGATGACATTGCGACCATCTGGGACTTCGACCTGGTGATCTGGGCTATCTCGCAACTGAACACGGCAATGGAGCTCGGTGAGAAGCCAGCACAGACGATCTCTTTTCGTCCGTACGACCTTATGAAATCGATAAGATGGTGCGACAGCATGGGCAGGGTCGGAGGGCGCGAGTATGAGCGATTTAAGGCCGCGATGAACCGCCTGCGGGCGACCAGGATCAGAACGACCATTCGACGCCATGATCGCAAAGACCGGCATGAAGACTTCAACCTGATCTCGGACTTCACGCTCGATGAGATAACTGACGGGAATGGAAGCACTAAGCCGCTTGGCGCACAGATGACTGTGCCCACGTGGATTTACCGGGCGGTGACAAGCAGCCGAAAAGAAGTCCTCAGCATCACCCCGCTTTACTTCGACCTGACCAGTGGTCTCGATCGCTTCCTATATCGCTTGGCACGCCGCCATGCGGGCAATGGTCTGGATAACAAAAACGGCTGGGTGTTCTCCTTTCGAGACCTCCATAAAAGGTCTGGTTCGCAGATGCGCTACGCCGACTTTGCGAAAGCGCTTAGGAAGGCGATACAGGCAGAGAAGATCCCGACCTACGAGCTGGCAGAAGAGAAGGGGGCAAACGGCGACCCAGTTCTCCGCATGCGGTATCGGCGCCTTCTTCTGTAAGGCACGGGTTTTTACTCCCCCATCACACGGGGTTTTACTCCCCGGAGCACGGGTTTTTACTCCCCCGAGGGGTGCAGTAGGCCTTTGATTGATAATCAGGAATTCGGTTTTCGATTCGGCGTAACTTAATTTAACTATATATTCTTTAACGGAAACTTATCCACAGGGGTGAAGCTTTCGGATGCTTTTCCGTGCGTTTCGATAACGTCTGTCAACGTCCCGCACCCCATCGTGCATGCGCAATATTTTTGAAGTGTGTTTCTCTCGGCTCATCAACACAGGAGCCTTAGAAATGAGCTACAAAGACGACGACCTTCTGACTGTCCCTGAGATCATCACCGAGTTGCGGATCCATCGCTCGACTTGGCAAAAGATGGTCACCGCAGGAACCACACCGCCCATTGTGAAGCTCGGGAATGCTCAGCGCATCCGGTACGGCGCGTACCGTGATTGGCTCCGGCAAACCGAGGCCGGTAGCCAAGCCGCCTAACCAAGAACGAGAAAGCCCGCGACCTTTAGGAGAGGTCACGGGCTTTTAGATGCAATAGGCCTTGGCGGTCCTTGCGGGTGAACAACACAAATATAGGCCATCGTCCATATTTCCGCAACGAAAACCGTCCCGGCCCTGAATGGGAAACGGGCATTGAACGAGCCATATTATCCTGAACAGGATGAGCGCCAGATACCGCTTGTGGTGAAGTATGAAGACAAGCACCTCTGGGCAGAGATAGAGCTGACGTTTGGCGTCGGCGCAACAGGGGCGGCAATCGTCGTCGCGGCGTTTGAAGCTTTCTTTATAGGCACTCCGGTATCCTATAGCCGGAACAAAAACTACTACGGCCCTCATCGGCACCAACTGATGAAATACAAAGCCGTTCTACAAGCCGTGGACCGGCTAGCCGCCGCGGGTTGGATCAAGCACTACAAGCAAGCGCAAGGTAATTTCGGCTGGCAAAGCGCCTTTGAAGCGACCCCGGAACTGGTAGACGTGGTGTTAAGTCTCTTAGAAGGAAAGCCTCACCTAAAGCTTGCCCGCTTGCCTAACACGACCATCTTGCGAGACGATCAAGGCAAGCCTGTTCATTACAAGAGAACCCGAGTTATCGAGCGGCAAGACCGTAAGACAGAAGATTTTAACGAGGCCATCACCGCAGCGGCCATCAACCATCCGGGCCAAAGCAACATTGTGGACCTGCCCAACCTAGCCTGTCCAATGGCAAGGATCTACAACAAGACGTTTGGCCGTGGAGGACGTTTTTACCCAATGGGAACAAGCTGGCAGAACATTAAAGCCAAGGCCCGCAGGACGTTGCAAATCGACGGTGAACCCGTAGTTGAGCTGGACTTTGATGGGATGCACATTGCTATGCTCTATGCAGAGGCAGGGCTTCCATTACCAGGAGACTGCCACGCCCTCGATGGCTGGCCGCGTGACCTTGTGAAAGTGGCAACATTCACCCTCATCAACGCAAAGACAGAAGGTGCCGCTCGCATGTCGATTGCGCATAGCGATGGACGATCAATCGACAAGGAAACAGGTCAGAGGGTGGAAGGCCACGACGACAAACAGCTGATGCAAACCGTTGCCGTGCCGGGAAGCCAAGAGGCTATCGGAAAGGCGCGAGCACTCATCGAGGCGATTAAGCACAGACACGCCCCCATTGCCGGCCAACTGCACAGCGATGCAGGCGCGCGGCTGATGCGAAAAGATTCCGACATTGCAGAAGCAGTCATGGCCGAGTTGATCCTACGCAAAGGCATCGTTGCGCTACCCGTTCACGATAGCTTTCTGGTGCCAGCGTCTAAACGTGATGAGCTGGAAGAAGCTATGACAGATGCGGCTTATAAGATCATGGGCGTCTATCTCAGCGTATCCGAAGCAGGCACAAAATAAGACCACCCAAAACGGCGCGTCTTTTCATTACTGCTCAATGGGTTACGTCATTTGCGACTTACATATGGAGAGAAACCGGGTGGGGGAGCTGCTTTCCGGCCCTTTGTGCTGTTGAGACGGATTTTTTGCCTCCCTCCCGCGAGAAACTCCACTCCCCAGCCCTCATTTCTCTCTATGAGATCGCTCAAACCCTGTGTTTTAAGGCCTCTGAAAAAATTTCGCTTTTTGCTGGTTGGTTTCAGGGTGTCGCCTCTGGTCTCGTTAAATACGGCCTCTGACGGGCTTCATGTCCTGTATGGCTCCCAAAGGGGGCGCTGCGCGCTCTTATGGCTCTATCCCTCCTAGGAAGCCTTTGCCCCCTTCTGCGATATCTTTGTGCAGTTCATTGCGGCGGAATAGGTCTCGGAACGTTTGGAGGCTGGAAGCCATTTCGGCACGCCCATTGGTGAGCGCCCTGACGATAGGGCCAAGGGGCCGCAGGAGCGCCGCGTGGGTGACATCTGTTACCTTGGGCCCAACCACACTCCTCCCTGGATCATGCCCCCCTCCTGACGCCCCCCACCTGCACCGCTACGCGGCAGAATTTGACTTTCGCGACAGCAATCGCAGCATGAACAGTGTGGATGATTTTGGGGTGGTCAGATTGCGCTTAGGTATGTGGTCGGTAAGCGTCTTAGTCATGATCGAGCTGATTTCACGTCATAAGCGAAAAGACGACGAGATGTCGCAGCAGTTAACTTTCTCCGTGACAGATTCCACCACATATGTGATGATTCATTGCGTGGGATACGCCGGAACCACCCCATGTCAGAGCGCATTAAGCGGCTTTGGCGGCGTCAGGTACGGTTGTCCAAATGGATGACAGCCTACTAGACTTGATGAAACTTGGGGCCGGGGCCCACGCGACCTAAAAGCGATATCCATAGTGCTTAAAGATCAGTTTTTGGTCGTCGGTCAACTCCGCCTTCCACGGCGGAGATGGTTGTAAAACGATACCGTAGTCAGCTATTACGCCCGCCTCTCTACCCATTCTCGGCTCGAGCGCTTTTGCTGGCTCCAGCGCCCACCTTGCCCCCAGAGTGTCGGCGGCTTGGTAGACTGAGCTTGCCACCACATCGGCCAACTGCAATCCGGCAACACTATAATGCGGAACATACTCAACCAGACCGAACCTCAGCACTTGGTGCGCAATCTCACGCTTGTTTAAGAAGGTTGATCCACCTGCCGCTTGCGCCTTTAACAGCTCCCAATAAGCTTTCGTTTGGCCGTAAGAGTGCCCGCCTCGGGCGCTAAATATTACCTTTACACATCGCGGCTTTTGAAAACGTTTAGTGCTATCTCTTAAGCAGAAGTCTGTAACACGCTCCATAAGAAGGCGCACACAATAGTTGTAATACCATTGCTTTCCGCCGCGCTTGGCTGCGCGCGAGTTGTTGTGGCCACGCATGTTCTTCTTGTTCGACGCCACAGCAAAAAATCGGCATGGGTGTTGAGCCAATAGCTCGCAAGCACGATGCCTCTTCTTTGGCGATAAGTCGCGATAGTGCAGCGCTGGTCCCTGGACAGCGTTTATGTCCGTTCGGATATTTTTAACCCATTTGACAGTTTCCGCCTCGTATTCCTTGCGGACGAGCAGGCCGCCTATGCACAGCCATTCACTGCCACCGTTATCATCTATAGGCTTAACCCGTTTAAGACCGTCATCTCCGGCCTCGTCAACGAAGAGAACATACTCGTATAGATCTGAACAATTAGGCATCCATTATGGAAACACCCGACACAAAAAAGAGTCAACTGGACCGCTTCAAAGGGGCCGCCCCTAGGTTAGAAGCGGACGACGACGGAGCGAAGTTCAACGACAGGCTGGGCAAGATGGCTGTTCTCCGCAGGGCATGTGATCATGGGAATAGTAAGGGCATGGGCACCAGCACACTGAATGTTCGGATTAGACGCGCGGAGGGGCTGGTGAGGAAGTTGGAAGCAGCGCTGGCTGATCCCAACCTGAGCACGGCGCGGCGGGAGACGGCGCAGCTGGCTTTGCGGGGGGCTCAGCATCTTCTCGACAAGCGGAAAGCACAGCAGAGGGCAATCAGTGCCGCACCAGGAGAGAGATTACACCCCCGATGATCCCGCCTTGTCGGCGGAGGTATCCCCACCGCCTACAATCTCAACCACTTGCTGTCCCGGCCTTACGAACTCATATCCCGCGGTTTGCCGCGCATCGATGTGAACCGAGACAGGCGAAACCTTTCCATCGCTGGCGAAGAACTCGACCATCCGCGCTCGAACCGCTTCGCTTTTGGAGTTCAGCATCAGGTCCATTCCCACCTCCATTGCGCGGGCTTTGTGCATCGCCTTGTCGCTCTCGACGCTGGCAACGAATTCGAGCTGGACCGTTTGGAGATAGTCGCGCACCGCCGCCCGCTTCATGGCCTTGTGATAACCCTGGGGGCTCATCCCAGCCTCCTCGCAGGCCGCGGTGATGGTCATCCCCTTCTTGACGCGGAGGTCAATCGCACGGCGCAACGCAGCGCGCATACGGAGGGGACGGGTCGGGATTGCTGTGAGGTTTGTCATGGGGCCATTTTGGCATGCAACCTCCGCAGATTAGATGCACGTTGTATGACGCCAATTATCGTTTTGTATCTGCTTTTTTGCCGCGGCGCCTGTTTTCCAGCGTCATGCGCTTGGTCCTGGCCGCCGACTTGTCGCGGGTTTCGACAATTGTGCGCAGCGCCAGAGGTGTCATTGGCACCGGACGCAAGGCGAGCTCAAACCCCAAAGCTCCGGCCCAATCCAGCAGGGTTTGCACGTTGGGGATCTTCTTCGTCCCGTCACGCTCCACCTTTGCCAGTAGATCAGGCTCAAGCCCGGCGACCTCTTCCAATTCCCTGATGGTAAGCAGCAGGTTCTCCCGCCGCTTGCGAAGCGCCAGCCTGATGTCGTCATACGTTTCAACTTTGGCGTCGATCGGGTTGCGCCGGCAGCCAGGATCGACCGCCGGAATCGCCGCTCCTGGTTGCAGCTGCGCGTGGAGATTGCAGCCCGCGCTTGGGCACTTACCGATTACCGCATCTTCCGACACGGCTTGAATTGACCAGCCCGCCATTTGCACGTCTTTGACAAACTTCGTATCCATCATAACCCCTTATGAAATAATAATTTTTACCGTTTAACTGTTCAGGCGATCAGTCGCCCTCGATGCCCGGGGCATGATCTTTTTGAGGAGCTGCAAACCTGACGCCTTCCGGCCCGCCGTTGGCAGGCACGAATATCACCCCCCTTGCTTCAAAGAACATGCGCAAAGATCGCAGGGTGGACTTGCTGGGGCTCCCACCCTCCTTCTCTGCCGCGTTGATCGTGTTCTTGTGCAGGCCGGTAGCCGCAGAGAGTGCGGGGTTCGATAAATCTAGGGCCGCCTTTGCCAAACGAATTTGCAGAGGGCTGATGTCTTCAGTTTGCATGTTTTCCATGTGGGTCTCTATTTTTGTGTCATCGGCACAAATATGGGTTGACCAAAGTGTGCCTTATATCTATTTTTGTACCAATAGCACAATTTTATCAAGGGAGGTAGCGCCAATATTTAGGCGTCGAAGACCTGCGCGCCGAGTTTCCATCGAATGCAGGCTACTCATATCACCATCATCGAGAGGTTAGACATGATGTCACAATCCCGCCCCACCCCCCGTAGTTCTTTCAATATGCTCAATGAGAAATCGTCAGAGACTGGCGACCCGGTGGTGACCTTGTTCCACCAATGGAATGATGCTCGGGCAACGTGGGAACGCCTTGCTGCTGCCCCCGGCAATGAAGACTTCGATGCGCCCGAGAGCAAAGCGGCAGAGGCCGAAGAAACCGCAGCCTTTGACGCGATGATCAAAACCCCGCCGACCTCTCCGGCGGGTGTCGCCGTTCTGGCCAGTGCCCTTTGGGAGATGGAAGGTCCTACCGGGGCGCCGGGAAGCGAAGAATACCAGAAGCAGGCCAATAGCTTGAGCTGCCAGCTTATTCTCGCGATCTGGCGCGCGGCCAGCGGACAGGACGGCCTTCCTCCAACTGGTTGAACGAGCGAAGGCGAAAGAGCCCGCCCCGCCCGTGCATTCGGATTTGGACTATGGCGGACCATGCTGGCCCCTGTTGGAAAACAGGAGACCCCAATGAATACCCCCGCACCACCTTCTTCAGTCCTTCGGCTCCCCGAGGTTAGGGCGCGCGTCGGGCTCTCTAAATCCTCGATCTACGCCTTCATCGCTACAGGCCAATTCCCCAAACCCATCCGTATAGGCGCTCGCGCCGTTGCTTGGAGGCTGTCCGACATAGAGGCATGGCTGGCTTCAAAGTCGGAGCAAAACTCATCCCCAAAACTATCTGGAAAGGCAAACTCATGACCACTTCGACACTCGATAACCCCTCGAAATCTTTGGATAATCTTCTTTCTCGTATTGGCAAGATCATCAACAATGACTCCGCCACCTCTTCTGCAACCGCTCGCTTGCGTGAAGAGGCCATAAAGATGGTGAAGAAGATTGACGAGCATGCAGAGGCATCCCGCAAACAGATGCTCGACCCCCTTCTGCCCCGCGCTCAGATCGAGGAGGCCAAACGGAATGCAGAGGCGGCGTCCGTCGATAGCCAACGCCTGCAAACTGCCATTGATCTCTTGCAGAGCCGCGCCGAGGAACTGCTGAATTCTGAAAGCGCTGCAAAGGCCGCCCGCCGCTATCAGGCAGCCCAGGCGCAAAGAGATAAAGTTGCCGCCATGATTGCCGATCGTTATCCGGCGCTGATATCCGAGCTCGCCACACTGATCGAAGAGATCATGAAAAGTAACGCTATGGTGGATCGTGTGAATTCTGATCTGCCGGAAGGAAGCCCGCCGCTCAATAGGCCCGAGGGCCATGCACGGGGGTTCCATGATCATGGGAGCTATGACCTCCCCATCTCGATCAGGACTTTCAGGATTACACAAAGCATGCTGCCCGGCATCGAGGCTGAAAGCCGCACTGTATGGCCCCCAGTGCGGGATTATGAGTACCACGTCCTAGAACGGGGCAAGGTGTTCTCTCAAAAGCAAGTGCGAACGATGTTTAACCGGTCATAATCCTGCGCGAACCAAGCGCATAGAAGCTATTGCCCCGCGGTCCTTAATTGGCCCGCGGGGCTTTTTGTTGAGGGTCAAACGTCGATCAGCCTGAGGTTCCCCGAGTGCCGAGTAAAGAACTGAGATCAGGGGCACGGTCGGGAGCGGGGCTGCCTGGCATCCACCAAGAGCCCGAGCGCGTGTAGTTCTTCTGAACTTTCGCCTTTTTAAGAAAGTCAGCCTCCGCTTCGGGATCGAGAACAGAATGCAACTGATCCCAGAACAGGCGATCAACAGCCGGTCCGACAGCAGGGGTCTGCCCCATTGGGGTATATCTCTTTCCAAGCCGCACCGCCTCTTTTACGAACCCGGTTTCGATATCCCGGCCGCTTGCAAGATCGCCTGCTGCGTCAATCGCATTGCTAACCGTCAGTCCCCATACGTCCTGAACACCCTGGATCATCGGGCCGGAGGCGTATGAGCCCAGCCCCCCGCCCCATGAGGCCTGTCCGGTAGAAACAATGTCACCGATGATCCCGAAGCCACCTCCCTTGAGCGCGGCAAGCCCCCAGAATTGTGGGTTCTCCATAAAGGACATGCTCATCGGGTCGTTGCCCTTGAGGATTTCCCCGATCTGCAAAGACAGTGCGCCAAGCACGGTAGCGCCGGCGGCCATCTGTGCGACGTAGAGCGCGCGTGCAGCCGCAGTTGGTTGCCGCACAATCATTCGGTATTGGTTGATCGTGAAGGCTGCGACAAAGCTCTTGAACATGCCGCCTGATTTTAACATCTCATACATCGGCGTTCCCGGCGCGTGCCCATATGCCACGGGATCGAACCAAGCCTTTGCCTTCAGGCTGTTGGTCGGCACAGCAACCTCGGTCCACCGTTCAACCATGCCCTGCATTGCAAGATAGACCTCATCAGCGCGCGCTGTAGGCAGGGACGTGCTTTCACGCCAGTAAATCGGGTTGAGGAACGTGGCGCCTTCATCGGGCTCATAGGTCAGCCTTTCGGCGCGGA